AGCCTGTGCCTTGAGTTCGTCGTGTAACTTTTTCTCATCATCAGTCAGCGCACGATAACGCGGACGGAAGCGGCTCACAGGCATCTTCACGTCATCGGATTGTCTTGCGTCCGGCTTTCCTTCGTAGAGATTTGCCATTTTCATCTGATCCCTAGGTTGATGGCGACACCTGTCGCCGCATTCGTGTTGTCATTGTCCGCAATGCCGCCGGTCAGACAGAACCCGAGCCCATTGAAAAACCGTATCCCGGCCGGCGGCGAGATGATTGTCGGCGCCACGGTCGAGATCAGCAGCGGCACCGTCCACAGCGGCGTATCGGTCCCGCATGTCGGCGCCGTTGTCTTGTCATAGAATTTCAGGAACTCGATCGTTGCCGTCGTATTCACGGCCACGATCTGCAACAGCACCACAGGACCGGTACGGACCAATGTGGAATTGTTGGTAGCGGCCGACAGGAACTTTACCGGGTCGGCTGGATTGGCCGCCTGACCGAAGGCCAGCGACGCACTCGCTAACAAGGCGCAGATAGCGGCGATCAGTCTACGCATGGTCATCTTCCCGACCGAATTGCTCTGCCATCGCCAGCAATCTTGCCGCCGGTAAGACCGCCGCTTGCGGCACTGATTGAGCCATCAGGATTGACATTGATGTCCCGCCCGTCATCGCTGTTCAGAATGGCCTCCAATTCATCTATCGTGGGTGGTTGTTTTGATTGAGCTTCCTTCATCTTGTCCAACTCTCGCTGCAAAAGCCATGCAGCATCTTCCCCGGCGCCCACTGATCCGCCTCTCGGCGGCATTGCGAACAAAAAATGGCTCATCAATTCCATGGTATCAACGCGAGCGGTCAGAATTTCATTCCGCCTACGAGCCTCACGAAGCTGGTCGATCGCCAATAGCATCGCCCGTTCCTGATCCGTCATTTAGCCTCTCCCGGTTTTGGCGCCGCATGCCATGCCAGCGCGATGATGAATGCCGCGATTGTCAAACCCATGATCCGCTCCCATAGCACGATGACGTAATCATACCAATGAAACGTCGCGAGAACCTCGATAGTCGTCATCGCTTGCCGCCGGCCGCACGTTGCGGGCTTGCGGCGCGGCGCGCCTTTGGCTCTTGCCGCTTCTGTACATGCTGCTCAAATCGTGTTCGGGCCTGCTCTTTGAGTTCCTGCATGCGGTAGCCGTGCTCCTGTGTGGATTGCACCATCTCAAGCCGGATACGCTGCTGCTCGGCCTGGATGCGCTCGCGTTCCAGCGCCATATCCTGCTGCCGCGCCATGGCGTCCTGCTGCGCGTTGAACTCCTCTGCCTTGGCGGCAAGCTGCGCCTTGGCTATCTCGGCTTGGCCTTTCTGTTGCGCAACCTGGCCCTTGATCTGTTCAGTCTGAATTTTGGCCTGCGCCTGCGGGTCCGGCTTCTGCTGTTGTGCTGCCTGCTGCTGCAACTGCTCGATCTTGTCCTTGATCGACTGTGCCATAGGCATCAGCTCCAGCTTGATCTGCCATGGCACGGACGGATCATCCTTGACCATTTCGTAAGCTTCGGTCAGGACGTTCGCGGTATCCGGTCCGTCATCCAGGATGATATCGACATTCAACGAACCGACTGCATTCACTATAATCGGCTGGCCCCACTCGTTCAGTCCACGCTGGCCGTTCAATTGAATGAACTGCGGGATTTTGCTGTCCTGACCGGACACCCTGATCCATCGCTCGTTCTGCCATGTCCGGCTGATGATGTTCCATATGGCCGTGTAAACCCGATGCTTCCATGACTTGTATGCCAGGATGAAACTGCCGATCTCGGCCACGCCGGCCTTTTGCAGCATGTTGATGGCAATCCCGGAATGATCATCGTTCTGCGTCATGATCGCCGGGTTGATGTTGGCAAATCTCCATCGATGCGGATTGGTACAGCTCGGCCTGCGCCGCTAGGTTCTCGGCCTTCTGGGTTTCCTGCGGCATCTCATGGCCAGGATTGATCTCAACCCAGCCGTCCGGCTTCATCATCTCGCGACGTGCCGTCTCGACATCATCCACGCTTCCCTTGCGCGCAAACACCCGCGACGTGTTCGATATGTGCAGCATCTTTGACCGGCGCTGATTCTTCTCGTCCTGCGGTCCTTTCAGGTTGCGCACGAACCCATATCGATCGCCGTCATGATCCACCGCAGTCGAGAACATCACGAAACGGTTCATCGGCTTGCCGCGTTCGTCCAGGAACGGGCTGACACCATGCTCTAGCTCGATATTGCTGCAATAGAACGACCAGAACCATTTGCCCTTGTGTTTGTACCAGTGCTCCACCAGGCGCAAGCGCTGCTCGTTCACGTAGACCCATTTGAACTCGCGATCGGCGTGCGTCGTCAGGTCAAACCCGGTATCGACCATCAAGGTTCGGAGTTCATCTTCCTTGTCCGGGAATAGTTCAACTGCCGCCTCGACGTCTAGCCATTTAGCAATACCCATATAGCGCGCGTCGCTAAAATCAGGCTTGAAAGAACGAGGATCGTAAAAGAAATCATCACCAAATATGAAGTCACCCGTAATGTCCGGGTCTTGATGGTCTCCGTCCGTGAGTTTGAGCTCGATTCCACCGATCCCCTCCGTCGCAGCCTGCTTGCAAATCTCAAAATCCAGATAGCTGAAATTCATGCCGTCAAGGGCGGCCCGGATGCATTGGGTGGCAACGTCGGCTCCCTGAGACTGGCTAGGATGTCGAGGGTAAGCCTTCGGGTCCTGGCGCAGCCGTTGAACCAGTCCGACAATGCCGTCAACCTTACGGTTGATGGCGTTGAAGGTAATGATGGGCTGTCGTCGATCGCGGAGGATTTCAATCTCACGATGAGTCCATTGCGCTCCATGATAGTAATGTCGACTTTGTTTCTGTTCTTCGTATTCGTCGACTTTGGTAGCCAGATAGTCAATGTACTGCTGCCGCAATCGGGTGACGGGGAATCGACCATCGTCATCTCCCGAGAAGTCGAAATCGTCCGGGCTGTTAGTGTTCCATTTTCCAAGCGTGCCGGTCTGTGAGCGGAAGTTCTCATGACCGCCGGGCTGGGGAGATGGAAGGCCGCCGAATGCCATCACCAGTTCCTCTGATCCTTCATGAGCGGATCAAACTCCAGGTCATGTCGGCGGCGGATAACTTGATCCACTACCTCATCGGTCATCACGCGTTCAGACCGATGCGGCTTGCCATAGTTCAGATATTCGATGAACAGCATAAGCCCGAACAGTCCGACTGCCGTGACAAAACACGCGATGAACCCGGCGATGAATGACAGCCAATCGATGTTCATGACTTTTGCCTCTTATCCATTAGGCTTATCATGACTGTGAACCCGAATTGAATGATTGCCCCCGTCATGATGCCAAGGATGAATGTCCCAAATACACCGCCGATCAATATCCATCCTTGGGGCCATGCCGCAGGACTTCCTGCCAATTCCACGCAGTTCATGCGTTCCCCGCCATTTCCTGCCCTGTCAGCGGATCGATGATGTTCAGCCGCAACGCCGCCCGGAACATGATCGTGTTGTGCTGTAGGTCGTTCAGCGGCTTCATGGGCCAGCTCGGGCACATGTAGGCAAATGGCGAGCCGCCGGTCATGGCGGTTGCCTTGATGCTCGGTGTTGGACCTTTGCATGCCCAATAGATCGAGGCGTAAAGCGCAGCCATGGCAGACTGGCGATCGGCTTGCTCGACGACTTGGGCGGCTGTGTCATCGGTCATTTCATATTTTACCTCCGAGCAAGAGCGTCAGTGTTCACCGCATGAACTTGTGATCCCTCACAAACGTTCTTTGAAATGTCACTAACTCTAATCATTGCCTCGAAAATGTCAGCAACCAGCAGACGATCCGAGCCAATCGGATATTCTATAGCACCGGACTGCCAAAGCACAGTAACCCCAGCTTCGATCATTTCATCAGTTATGGCATTGCTCATGTGACCTTCCATTCGTCCATGTGCTTGCCGTATTCCTCGACTGGATTGCGATACGCATACGGCTGTTTTGGTTTCTCCGGTGCTGACTTGAGCCACGGCCTGGACATGCACGCATAGCGCCAATCATCAGCCGCATGGTCCTCGCTGTTCGTGTCCAAATCCTCAGCCTTGACCGGATCATGCTGCAACATCGGAATGGTGCGGATCGATGCAACACAGGTATCGAAGCAGTATATCATCGGCATACCTTCCTTGCCAATGATGCGAGCGCGCATCTGATCCCAGCCGCCCATAGCGCCACGCCGGTCCTTGCCTTCTGTCGTCGCCACGCGGGTGTTATCGGCAGGAACGAAGGCCGCCATTTTCTTGGCCAGAAGAACGTTATTAATGCGCTCCGCAAGCGATGGGCCGCCATCCTCCCGGAAAGCCGAAGGGTCGAGCTTGCCATAGCCAAGCGGAGGATCGGCTTTTTCACGATCGACTATGCCTTGTCCGACTTGCTCGGCTGTGAGTTTGAGACCTTTTGATCCTGTTGCGGGATCGAGCGAACCGTACCATTCACGGTATCGAACGATCGCGCCGCGAGGTAGGACTTGCGAGCCCACTCCACCCATGGTCTCAAATTCTCCTCTCCCATTTCTAGTCGATTCATCGCGTTCACTATCTCCGTCTCCGAGGGCATGATCGTCCTGCACGACTGCCCACCAGCCGATGCTGAAAGGACTGGCACTGCCCCAGTCAGCGCTGCGAAAGCGCAACCAATCCTTTGGAATAGTGAACGGCGCGATAATGTTGCGCTGTGACCAGCAGTCGAAATATGCCCCTTCGACGACATTCCAGTCTCCATCAAGCATGGCCTTCACAAGAGCTTCACTGCCAAGTCCGCGCAGTCGATCGGCATAGTTTGGATCACTCCGCAGTAAGATCAGGTTGTCGCTGACCTTCGCCGGGATGAACATCCGACGCATTTTGGTGGTCGAGTCTTCGAGCGGTATCCAACCGCCTGGTGCAGGCGTCACAAAGTATGCCTTCACCCAATGGTGCCCAACACCTCCCGGGTTTGCCGTCGCTCTTATCCGTTTTGTGGGGACAGGATGAGGTGATCGCAGCCGGGCTCGTAGGTAACGATACGCCGCATCGGTCGGCCACTGTGTAAGCTCGTCCCATCCGATCCATGTGTAAGAATGCCCTAAATAGCGTGTTTTGTGTTTGTCTTGCTCGAGATACCGAAGCCTGAGCTGCGCTCCGTTAGGCCATTTCCACATATGCTTTTGTTCGTGCCATTCTGCGCCAGTTTGCGGATAAAGTTCCTGGCTTCTACCAACGAGGTCTTGTAGCTCTCCGTACGTACGACGGAATAGGATGCCACGCCATGCCGATCCGTAGACCGTGACATCCTGGAGAAAGTCACCCAGCAGGAAGTCTGATTTGCCACCGCCGGCCGCGCCTCCGTAGAACAGTTCAGGACACCATGTCGCTCTAATGGCTTCCGTTTGCGGACCGATCTGGGGAGCCCATGCCCATCTCTCGGTTACGTCGAGCAATGTAAGCCTCGTAGCTTTCCTCTGGCGGGCGATCGATTGGCAACGCCTTTGCGGCCGCGGCCTCTTCGTCGGCAACGCGCAGTCTGCTGTGACCGGCGAATTCCCCGATGAGCCTGATTGCAGCGACGGCTGCGCTCAGATTGCGTTCCTTGACTGCCAGACGCCGGACATCGTTTGCGCGAGCAATGAGCCATCGCACGGTTACGTTGAGTTCTTCGTCAAGCTGGCTACCGCGCCGCTTGCCACTTGGGTTTCCCGATTGCCCTTTGACGAATGGCATTGCTGGTCACTGCTTTTACGCTGCACCGGATTGAGCCGGCAAAACAACGTAATTCTGTAGCTGAAACTCGTTCGGACCATATTCGCCCCAAGAGTGCCATCGCCAGATGATAGGCTCATCTTGAATCAGGCACCATTTCCGACCGGAACAGAGCGGGCACGGCCTGGAACCGATGTTTTCCTCCCCCAATATCAATGGAACCAAGGCGGCCGGTCCATCCTGGAGACAGACCACTCGGCCGCGTCCGTGACATCGTGGACAGGCTGGCATCAGCCATACTTGCGGCTGCTCGGGCCACCGTATTCTGGCCCGGACTGGATCACGCCGCCCTTGCGGCCGATCGAGGTATCCTTGCCGGCAACCTTGCCGCCGAGCGGGAATTTCTTGCCGGTATGGGTATCGATCGCATTGCGGGTTGGGGCCTTGCCGTCGCGCTCGCCGGCCGACATGCGTGGTCCCTTGCGCTGATTGGTCTTGTGGTTGAGTTCGTTGGGAGGGACTTCGCCGCGGTCGCGATTCTGGCCTTCGTCGCGTTTGCGACTGTCGAATTCGGCCATCTTGCTGCGCTGCACCTTTGTCTTGGCTTGCAGGGCATTGAAGGCCTTGTGACTGATCATGCCGGAACGTCGCATCTTCTCTAAACTTTCCGTCATTGTGCGGCCCTTTCAGCCATGCGCTCATGCGCCTTGTCAGAGATTAGCCCTGATTTGCGCATTTTGCCAATGCGTTTCGGGAGCTTCGATCGTTTGTGGCCGGTATCGGCTGTGTTGAATTCCTTGCCGACCGATTGCGGAACGCCGCCATAGCCGCCCTTCGTATGGGCAGCAGCGGCCATCAGGCGGGATTGGGCTTGCGAAACGCTAGGCATGTTTGGCCCTTTTCCGAGCGCGCATTGATCCTTCTTTCCAATGCCTTCTTTGACAAATCAAACATCTTCGAACTGTGGGGCGGGTTGAAACAAAATACAAATTATCCTCAGTAAGAGGATGGCCAAATTTACAAATTTTCCTGCGTTTAGACTGTCTACTAATATTTTCTTCACATGTAACCGGCTCTAAATGCCCGGGATTTACACAAAATCTATTCTCGCAAATATGATCAATATGCAAACCATTCGGAATATCACCCAAAAATGTCTCATAAGACACTCTATGAGCCAATCTGTTCTTACCACCGATACTTAGTGTTCCATATCCCGTCCCGTGCTCACTCCCCAGCCAAATCCAGCAACCCGTATTGGGCTCGGGAATCGAATTTGCCTCAATATAATCTTGCATCATCATTTCTGAGACCAGGCATCACATTGACGATTGGCCCTCACAAGCCCGGATACGATAGCACAGGTTGCGAGCTCGCCGC